AGCATGACCCGCCCCGAGCTTATCGCAATCATCAAATCAATTCGCCCGCATGACATCGCGGGCGGCGTAATCCTATTTGCCGCGCCAATCATTGCGGCAATATTATCAGGAGCTTTTTAAATGTTTTCTTACCAGTACACACCGGCGCAAGCGCAAGCCATTGCTAATCAATGGAACGAGCTTGCCAATGATTCTCACCAGATCGATTGGCTGCAATGCTATACGATCATGCACGATAGCTTTGATGACGAGCTTGCGCTTTCTGGCGCGGCGTCTATCGAAGTATCGGCCCGCGAAAGCAAAACGGGCAACCCCACCACGTTCGATATCTACGAACATCAGCTAACCAAAACAGGAGTTTAACAATGACTATCGAAAAGCAAAACTTTCAGCACCAAGCTAACCGCATGGCAGCGCGTAAAAAGTTTCTTGACGCGCTGCAGGAAGATCAGCGCGACGCGCTGCAAAAATCATTCGACGCAATTCAGAATTGCGTTTGGATGCTTAACGAATGCAATGACCTTTACGTGTCTGACGTTGCCAAACTGCAAAGCGCTTACCATGATCTACAAAACATATTCTTTGACGTCACACCCGACAGTTGGCAGCTTGAACGCTTTGCCGAGCATGATATCAAATGGCCACCTGCGCCGCGTGGACGTCCGGCAAAATCTGATTAATGCAGCATTGCGCTGACGTCATCGTCAGCCAAGCCTGCCAAAGCCTCCACCATGCTTTGCGCAATTTGTTGAACGCTTGACCCATCAGTCAAGCGTTCTTCAATATATTCTGCCAGCGCGTCCAATTCAGCTTCCGCTTCTTCGCTATCTTCAACCGGCATTATCAGCGTGAGCTTTATCATGCGGTCACGCTACCCCAAAAAAAAGACCATGCAAAGCTTTTGCTTCACATGGTCAAGTATGTCGCTAATATGAGGTTGAACAGTCAAGGCGCGACAAACGTAGACAGGGAGGAAACTACGTTGGACAAAACCTATGCCAGTTTTGTCCAACAGACAAGCCCCATAAAACCCCGAACAGAGCCGCATAAATCAAATTCAGCACCCACCCTAGCCCAACGCATCGTTTCGCGCCTCTATGGCCCATCTACGGGCTTCCAATCGCCATCTTCCAGATCTATCCCAGCACATTCCGCGCCAAGCGCAGCATATCCCGCCAAATCCACGAACCCGTCAGCGTCTACTTGATGTGAGACGCGGCTAATCTTGAGCAAACACATCATCATACACACATCCGACGCGGTTAGCGTTTCTTTTCCCGCAATGTATGCATTCCACATGACCGCAATCCGCTGGAAGTTCTCCTCTGGCGGCCCGTAATCCCGATTCCTTGACCCATGCACCAGCGTTCCCGCTTTCGCCAGCACCTTGCCGCGTGTCGTATCCATATTCATTTCCGTTTTCCCTTTTCCAATTTAATTTTGCGCTTCAATATTTCTGCGCGCTCTACTGCCGTCCAGCGCGGCAAGTTTGGATCAAACCTGCGCCGGTTAGCGAACCCTTCCAATTCGGCAAGCGTCAAACAGCTTGCCAGCTTTTCATCAAACGACCTGCACCATTCACGCCCCACAAAATGCCCGCAAGGATAAGTCACCGCTTTACCCTCGGCAAACATACGATCCAACCATTTTTCCAAACCCTTTTTATCCATCCAAATTCAACCTTGGCAAAACCGCAGCTATGCATCACTTACCTTTCTGAACAACCCTACAGGGTTTTGTTCAGAATGGTAGTTAGCAGAGCATTTAGCCAAAGTTATTAACATAGACTTAACATTTACTAACATTCACTACCATTTTATCACCTAACCTATTGATTTCATTGAACCTGCAAAACGTTACTAAATGTTAAGCCGCTTATCTTTGCCGCCTAATCCCTCACGCGCCCATCTTTGTCCGTAAACCACACCAAGCCCTCATTTTGCACCGCATGACCGCCTGCAATTAGCGCATCCATCGCCCTTGTATACGACTGCCAAGGATTGCTTGCGCCGATAATTTTGCCCTTGAAATGATCCCGCAAAACTTCCTCGTCAATCGTCCAGTAGGCGCTTGCTTCAGGAAATCCTGCGCCTGCTGGGTTTGGTTGCCCGACGCGTTCACCGCGCAGCTGCGTGAAGCACCGCTTCAGCAATAGCTGATTCTTGCCGGTTATCTTTGGCTTGCTGGCTTCTTCTATTTGCTCTGCGCTGGCCTCTGATATTGTGCAAGTCGTTACGGCATCGCCGTCCTCGTCTTGCCCCAATTCAACAACGTCCAGCACAAAATCAAACCTTGCGCCTGTTTCCATGTCGCGCTGCTTTGTGGCTATCGCGTAGCGGATGCCGGTTTCCGCGTCGTGATCTAGTTCAATTTCGGCGTCCGTTGCGCTGCGTAAACTTGAATGCCCCCTACTGCCCGCTGATTTATCCTTGCCGGAATGATGCACGACCATTACATGCGCCAGCGTTACTTGGCGCAATATATCGATATTTCCAATTAGCCTCGTCATATCGTCAGGCGCATTTTCGTTCCCGCCTGCCATGCTGCGCGATAATGTATCCACCACAATCATACGCACCGGCCCATGCTTGCGCGATACTTCACGCACCAGCTTGGCCAGCTTTTCAAGATCCGCGTTTGGGTCAAGCAAATTGACCGGCGAGGGTCTGACAGCAAGCTTGACGTCTTTATGCTCTGGATATTTTTGGCGCAGCGCAACAATCCGATTGTGAAACGCATTGCCGCCTTCTGTTGCTAAGTATAGCACGCTGCCGCCTTGCACCTTGCATCCGTTCCACGGCTTACTGGCCGCCACATGCCACGACATATCTAGCGCAAAGAATGATTTGCCTGTGTTGCTTGGCCCGTATAGAACAGACATTTGCCCTTCGCCCAGCCATTTTTTGACCAGATAATTTCTTGAAAGCTGGGCCTGCGCATCTTCTGGGAAAAACACCTCGTCAAGCAAGTTATGCACGGTTAATGCTTTACGCGTGGCCTCCGGCCCTTGCGTAACCCAAAGATCATTGAAATCTGTGCCTTCGCTTGGCGGCAAAATATATTCAACGCCATGCTCAGCAAATGCTTGCTCCGCTGCTTTTATGCCAGCTTCGTCATTATCTCCTGCCACCACCAGCGTTGCGTCCGGCTTGGCTTCCTTAAGCCCCGCCACGACCTTATGAATATTGCCCGCGTTTAGCGCGAACACGACTGGCTTGCCCGTTGCCTGCGCAATGCTTGCCGCTGTTGCCCAGCCTTCCGCTATATATGCAAAATCCCTGATTGGCCCGCCGATCACGGAGAAATTACCATTGACCGGCATCTTATACGAAAATTTCTTTTTGCCGTCCTCATCTATGAACTGCACGCCTTGGCGTCTGCCTGTCACATCGATGATTGGTATTTGCAGATCAGGCCCGTCAATAATAGCGTTATGACGCTGTACGTTTTTGCGTACGAGATATGGGTGCGTTTCCGCGTCTGGCGTTTCCTGCGCTTGCTCAATCTCCGGCATTATTTGTTCCCCCTGCGCTGGCCATTCTATGGCTTTATTTTGCGGCCTTGCAAGATCAGGCATTTTATTTGCGTCCGGCCATAATCCTTGGCTGCGCAATGCTTCCTGTATGGCCTTAAAATCATTGCATTGCCTGCAATTAACCATGACCTCGCCATTGAACTCTTTTATCCAAAACCTGTCTTTGCCGCCGCAATTCGGGCATGCCCCATGATGCTCGCCCTTGCTGGTTTGTTTCAGGTTAAGGAGCTTGACTATCTCGTTACCCCATTCGGCCCAATGCGCAGTGGGGAACTTGCTATCCTGCTTTAAATTGCTTAACATAATCGTGCATACCTCTGCTTCTGGTTGCCCCGCCCGATTAGGTTTCGCACTGTTCGGGCGGGGCTTTTTTATGTCCTAAAAGGGTATTTCATCATCGAATGAATCCGACGCCGATTGGGGCGCTGCCGTGGCAGGCGCAGGGCTTGCTGGCGGCAATGCAAACGGATCATCTGCCGCTGGGCTTGCTGCGGCTGTGTAGCCCCCGCTCACAGCATCGAATGGGTCAGCGCCATGTTGAAGCTCGGCCAATTCAAGCACCTGAACAGCACGCAATCTCAAGCTGATGCCGTTGATCGACCCAGTGTTATACGGCACCAGCGTTACGGCCACGTTTACCTTGCTGCCCGACGTCAGCATAAAGTCATCCGGCAGCTTATTGCGCTGGGCATCTACCTGACGCGGCGGGCTGGTCTTTTCCATGCCATACGCGCCTTTTAGCTTTGCCTTGCCGATTATTTCGCCATCATCGCCCTTTTTATATGGCAAGTTTGACGGCTTTTCCGGCCATTTCTTTTTGCTGTCCATCGATGCGGCGTTATTATACGCTTCCATGCAGAGCGAATGTAGCTGCTTGGCCTGATCCGGCGTCATAATAAATGACATATCGTAGGCGGCTCCATCGTCTAATGCATCGCATTTCACGGATCGCATTTCGCCGCTGTCGAATTTATATGTGCCGTTTAGTCGAGGATAACGCGCAACGGCGTTACTGATAATATGTTGCATGTGCAACTCCTTGGTTGTTTGCGTGGCACCCCCACGCTGGGATCTGTTGTAACATTTGTTAGAACGCGCCTGACGCGTTCATCCAGTCCGGCAAGTGGATGGTGTTTATCTCATCCCAGCCGGTGTCATATTCTTCGTTATCTGTCGCGTGCTTGATGGTGTAGAGCGTTTCCATCATTCGATTATGCGCGTGCCGCAGATACATTTCGCTCATTTCGTGAACGCATACGGCGTATGGCTTTTCCTTTTCAACGCAAATAAACATAAACTGCTTTATGCGTAGCCCCTCAAGATTAAGGCAATGCAAATAAAATGAACTCTGCAAATCGTAGCCAAAATTTCTGAGCGATCTATCGAATCCTTTTGGCGATGCATCAACGCATGTCTTTATGTCTATCGCTATGCCCTGCTTGACCAATAGACCATCTGGGCGTGTTTTGAGCGGCAAATCTAAATCTGGGTCTGTCACGAAGAATGACGCTTCTGCAATAAGATCAGAATGCGTTAGCAGATGATGCGCAACGCTGTGCTGCAATACGGACTGCGCCATATCTATGCTTTGCTTGTATTCGGCTTCCGGCAGAAGCACAGCGCCAGCTTTGTCAGCGTCTTCCTTTGCCTGCTTCCATTCCTTGCCGCGTCTAGTTTCCGGCCCGCATCTGACTAGGCTTTTTTCTGGCTCCAGCAAATGCGCATGGACTGCCGTGCCAAGATCAAATGCGACGCTTTCTTTGCGCTCTTGACCTTTCCAATGCGCCAGCGATTTGCTGCTAACCGTCTTTACGTCAGATGATGATATTGCCGGTTCAAAATGATATGCCTCGTTCGACATGTCTTTGCGCATAACCATTACGCCCTTCCCCTTCCATATAACGCAATCAGCAGCGCCTCGGCGCGATGCTCATGCTTTTTTAATTTTAACTCCGACGCCCGATCAGGAAACCATTGCTGCGCCAGACGTCTTGCTGCGTCTTTGTCTTTTGGCAAATTCAGCGCACGCTTCCAATTGACCGGACCCACCAACGTAAATCTTGAGCGAGAAAGCGCAACAGTAGATGTGATCTGGCCAAACGCGTAGCCCAGCTTAAACGTTGAGCTGACGCCCTGCTTTGGCATTGCTTGTTGCCGCTCAATCCATATGTGATCGACAGCATCGCAGCTCATTATAATATCGTTTAGCGCCACGACGTCTACGCCGCCCTCGCTATACACCGGCAAGTCATGCACCTCAGACCAAGTGTCTGTGATGATTGCTACGCCGCCAGTACGATATCCGCAGTCTATGCCAATGGTTACGGGGTCGCTCATAGTTGAGTCCTTATTCAGTTAAAGGTTGCTCAACTACAATATCGTGCTTCGCTAAGAAGTCACGCAGCGCCATTTCCACTGTTGCCGCCTTCGTCATGCGCGTCTTGTCCTTATACAAGTCCAATCCCGCAATCACCTCTGGCCGCACGCGAACCAATAACTGTTGAAGCTCCATTTTCATTCTCCTTCTGTAGCTCAATTGCAACAGCTACAGATAAATATATATCGTGTCAATAGCACTCAGATATAAATTAATTGTTGACAGCTATCTTTTAGATAAATTATAGTCAGTTTACGAACAAGTAATGAACAATTAATCTCAATAGGAGAAACCAAAATGAACTTGACGCATACACATGAATTTTTAATTACGCACATCACCGACACTGGCACAGGCTTTGGTGTGCGCACTGACAACGGTGAGAGCGTACATATTTCGCCGCGTTTATTGCAGCAAGCCCACGCAAACCTTGATGACATCTGCATCGGTATTATCGTGCAAAACTCCGTCGAGGATCAGCGCCATCGCACGCCGTGGGTTGCCGCCTACGTTCAGGAGCGCCGCGCAGCGCGTGACGTTCTGGGTACAGCGAATGAAGCGCCAGCAGAAGCCGTACAAGCGCCCACCGAGGAGCCTAAGCAGGTCGATTGGGCTGACGTCCAGCGGAAGATCCTTGCGATGCTCCAGAGCGACGACGTAACGTATTGTGAAACGGCAGACATCGCCGAAGTCGTTGGCGTTGAGCCGCGCAAGCTTTCACAGCATCTTGAGAATATGCATTCACGCGGCGAGATATGCCGAGCGCACGTAAACCAGCGTGCAAACCAGCAGCGCGCAACCTTAGTGCTTTGGAGCATCAACGCGGATGTGTACAAATGATCTGCACGACTTGTGACGGAACCGGCTTCATCGATCTGCCGAGCTTCGTCAACACGCCGGACAGCGATGCGTGGACAACGGTGCGCTGCCCAGAATGCCAAGACGAAGACGACTTCGACTGGCGCAACGAAGAGGAGGAAGAGTGATGACTAAGCAAGAAAATATTATTTCGATTGTATCCGAGGCCGTAGAAAAGGCTTGGGAAGGATCAAGCAGCGCGAAGGAAGCATCAGAGAAATATCTGGCTATGCTTCAGCAAGATGATGTTTTGCGCGAAGAGGCTACACGCCGCCACTTGGAGCGCATCGCATATTTGGATGTTGTTGCGCAGCCCAGAGGCTACCGCGCGCGACTTAAACTTGCAGCGCATCAAGTTGTGCTGAGCAAAGGCGAGACATCAACGCCAGCCGTGTCGCTGAAGAATATGGCACCCGCATATGCCAAGGATATGTTTGAGCGTTGGCTGTTGCCTAATACCGGCATCTGCTTGGGCGATGCAACAAGCGAGGATCTTGAGCAGGCGATTATGCACGAGACATCCCGCAGCAAGCACCATGAGGGTCAGCGCAGCTTCTATTCTGCCATCAAGGCCCGCGTCACTGATGATAAAGTCGTCAGAGATGTCTGGAATATCAGCGAAGTCAAAGCTGAGTATGAGCAGGCTTTGGTAGAATAATGTTTAACAGGGGGTCACAAGCACATCGCAGAAATGCCAAAATTATCACGCCCCCACCTTACAACAGGGGGCCATGGGAACTGCGCAGAAATGTCATTAGCGCGCCGCCCCTACCTTACAACAGGGGGCCATCCAAGCTGCGCAGAAGTGCCACACAGCGTCCGCCCCCGACTTATTTTGGTGCCACCACAAGTTCGCAGAAATGCCAGCTCTTGATCGCGCCAATGGGAAGGGTCATTAACGAATCGCAGCAATGCTATATCGTCGTCACCCTTCCCAACCATTTAACAGGGGGCCAATGAATTTGCGCAGAGATGCCTTGGGAGCCACGCCCCCACCTTACAACAGGGGGTCGTGAATAGCCCGCAGAAATGCCTACGAAGATGCACCCCCACCTTACAACAGGGAGCCACCCAAATGACGCAGCAATGCTATTCATAATTCGCTCCCACTTTATTTGGTGCCACTGAAAGATCGCAGAAATGCCAGATCGTGATCGCACCAACAACCAGAGGCCAGCGAAATTACGCAGAAATGCCACCACTCCATCGCCTCGCATAAAACAAGGAGATCCATTATGGATAAACGTTACGAAGACCCAACCATTGCCAAGATATATCTGACTTGGCGCAACAGGCAGAACATGGTTCGCGCTGAAGCAAAGCTCGTTTTGCAGATTAAAGCAATCTGCCGCAGCTTTCGTGACGGCGACATCAAGGAAGCCAATAAGCTATTTGCTCAACTAAAGAAGGGCGAAGGCACAATGGATGAATATGCCGCCACAAAGCCACTATTTGAGGCAAGGCAGCCGCTCTTAGAAAGCCGCGCCGAGTTTGAGAAATGGCTTGTTGGTTTGGCAAAGGAGCTGCCAGTGTCAACGTTTGTCGATAAGGTAAAAGGCTTTGGCCATCTGGGCTTGGCGGGCATTGTCGGCGAGGTAGGCGATTTCATGGAATACGAAAAGGAGCTTGACGGTATATACAAGCGCGCTGGGCTTGCCGTGATAGATGGCCAGAGGCAGCGCAAGTGCAGCAATGCGGAGATGGCATTGGCGCATGGATATAGCCCGTCACGTCATTCGGTATTTTGGACGATTGGCGACAGCCTGCTCAAGAGCCAAGGTAAAGAAGAAAACGCTGGCCCGTATCGCAGGATATATGACACGCGCAAAACGCTTGAGCGCGAGCGTGTAGATAGCGATGGCCACGCGCATAATCGCGCAATGCGATACATGACAAAGAAGCTGGTGCGTGATTTATTTGTAGAATGGAAAGCAGCATGACTAAGTTTACGCAAGATATCATCATCGCCGCAGCGATTGCTGCGTCGGTGCTGGGCTGGATCGGCGTTGTAAGCGCGGGGTGGCTGTGATGACCCTAGCAGAACCCGTCTTCATGGCTTTCGTGATATTCTCGTCGCCGGACGAGTGCAAAGCGTTTGCGAAATACTACGACTTAGCGCGGATCTTTGAGCCGCAATGCGTTGAGATGGGCGGCGAGGCAGACTACCGCCGCCCGTGGCCCGACGTCAGACCACAGCCACGGCCAACACAGGAGAGTAAAAATGGCTAAATGGGATCTATCAAAACTGGAAGACTGCGCCAGCGTTGG